GCTAAGCGCTCTTCTTCAGATATGGTGTCTTTAGCAACCCAGAGGCACATGCTCTTATCAACGCTCTTGAGTGCTAAAGGTGCTACTATCCTTCCTTGAACACGGGCGAACCCTCTCTTGAGAAAATCGATATCTCTGATGTGAAGAAAAGGGACGCTCGCAGAAGTCTTGTCAGCCATGGTATATTGAACACCATGCGCTTTCAACACATTCGACACGGCAGTGTGATTAAACTCGTCCTCACTCGACCCGAAAGTGTTATCGTCTCCATACGTCATCAAGGAAACGCTAAATCGAAATCGATCAAGAGGAAGCCCTATCTTCAGCCACGCAAACCGCATGAATAGAGAGTTGGCGATAGAATTAACAATACTGGTCAAAGGGTGACCTGAAGGATTCCCACCATAGAACTGAATCAGCTCTTTATTGACGTTGACCAAAGGATATGCCACATCTGTGGCAATGCCTGTTGAAACAGCCCGAGCATGTGGACTCAGTGGCATATGGAAAGACCTCCATTGATCTAGAACCCAGAAAGCGGCCAAAATGAAAACTGGTGGCATGCTCTTATCATAGTTGCCATAATCTCCAGCTACCATACGGTCTTCACCGTGTTTGGTGAGATACCGATAAAGGGTGTCCCAATCTCTATAGTGGTTCATTCCAACAGCGCATTCCGTCTTGAAGTTGTTCTCCATAACGGCCTTGCAAATACCCAAATACTGCATACGAACAATGATTGTAAAAACAATGTCGCTAGCAGTGAAAACACGGGTCCTGCCAGACAAAACCTTGGACAACTTTAAAGGCTCATCCTTAAGAGTAGCATTAAAAACGGGATAGCACCTATTGCCATTAGCATACTCAAGCTCCATGGCCTTAACATGGTCCACAATGTCAGCATCAGGAACATATCTATTTGTCTCTTCACAGAAAGTAAAATATTTCCTCTTAGCTCCTGGGTAATAAAAACCACCTGACGTAGACATAGGCATGAGATCTATGAAATCGACCCCATCACACCCGTTAATGGCATCCTCCATGCTATAATTACGAACGCCAAAAAGCCACATCGGGTCAACTGTAGTATCTGCAAGATATTGCTGAGCACATGCCATGACATCATTGTGATTGAAGAAGGGGGAAACAGAACCCTGTTGCTCTGTAGCTATAGTAAATGGATTAATCCACTCTCCAGTTTCCTCTTGGCGCGCCTGCATCAATGGAGCCGCGAAAGGAACCTCAACCCCCATCCTCGCTTTATATTCAGTAGCTATTTTTGTAGCCCTAACACGAGATGATGAAGTGACACCACGGGGATAAGATCCCAAAATCTCGCCTCTAGCACCAGCAGCCCAGCAATGAACTCCTTTACGATAAGGAGACCCAAGAGGGCCCGACAACTTGGACCCTTCAGTAAACCGGTTGTAAGAACCAGGCTCGCTCATTGGTATAAGAGGGTCCAAGAGGGGACCAATATCCTGACACAATTGTGTTATAACGATCCTTTTAAGGGAGCTAGTAGGAGGAGACCCCGCAACATGGAAGCCAGAAACGTACCAACCTCGCGTCTCACTATGAGACAAGATAATGGAGCCGCAATCCCCCTGACGGGGATCCCTATCCAGCCTACGCCCATTCATAAAGGTTCCAACAATGTCCCCTCCATATGGGCTAGGATATGGGGTCTGCGAATAAAAATTAGTACGACACTCTCCATACTGCATGTCATCTAGGGACACTACTCGGCATTCACGTCCGGCC